AGACTGCGGATTTTCAGACGCAGATGTCGGATTTCTTATTTCAATCGCTGAACGAGCCGACAAGTTAGTTGAGAAGGTCACCGCATTGCAGAAGGTTATCACTGACGACCGGTTAATCATTAACGGTACTGCGCGTTAAGCGCTCAGAGGGAAAAAGTAATGTATAACTTACCGGGTGCAGGGTCATTCATTGTTCTTGGCTGTATTTGCGCCGTTGTTGGCTGGGGAGTGATTGAGTTCATTCTCTGGCTGCTCAGTTTTATCCACATCAGCATTTCTTGAGCCCCGCAATAGCGGGGTTTTTTATTACGAAAAACCAACTAAAGAGCTGAATATGTTTAAATTTGAATTAGGTCAGTTAGTCAATATCGCTATCAGTGATGAGTTTGGCGAGGTTAAAGGCCGCGCAGAATACGCAACACATGAGAACTCTTATTTTGTGCATTACAAGGCTGGCGATGGTCGGGCCATGAGCGCATGGTTCGATGAGAGTGATTTGACTGCTGTTGAAGATGAGCATCACCTAGGCTGCGCTGTATACGCTGGACGTGAATTGCCAGATGGTGCAGTAGTCGAAGAGTAACGGCATTACAGATGGCATTCATTGAGTGCCATCGATAATGCACAACCTAAGCCACTAGCCTAATAAGCCGGTGGCTTTTCTATTTCCCGCGCCGGTTATCGCCGTCCATCTGTATTAGCTATAACGTGGTCCTTGTCCATCGAGCGTATAGATGGAATCAAAAATAACCAATACCTCCGTCGATGTCGGGCATTGGCGGCAACATCAGCCGTGGTAGAAGAAGCGATGTGGCAGCCGGAGAGACGGCCTGTATTGCAGCAGTCATTCAATGAGTGATTGCGACAATACACGATAAGCAATGCTGCCACCTGTTTCCCACCGCTCACCCTGAGCATTAACAGGTTGGTGGCATTTTATTTAATTCTGAAATCGGCTATTGGCCAGCGAGAAAAACAGCACAAACACGCTGTATTGGTATCGAGTGGTCTTCGAAATATGCCGGTCTATATTTTACCCACCAGCAGGAAACTCTAAATGAATACGATTGAGATTAAAGTTAACGTTGATACGGCACCATTAGATAGCTTGATTACCAAGTTAGAGCGGGCTGTTGAGCTGCAAAAACAGTTAACCCACACGCCATCATCTGTTGTTTTCAATGATGGCATTAATATTGATGGATGTGTATTCAGTGGAAAGATAGAGGCAGGGATTGGCCCCTCTCTAGCTTCTATCAAGGAGCTTCAGGATAACGTTGCTGCCATCATCACTAATGCCACTGATACTCGGCATCTGGTTGAGCAGGTTAACTATCAGCGTGAACAAGACTTTGCTGTTTTGTATAAGAATATTCGGGCATTAGAGGAAAGTATCAGCCGACTCAGCTCACGCGACTCATTCATCAGGTAACCCATGAAAGAGCCAAGGGTATACGGTAGCCGATGGGCTAAGGCTCGGGCCTCTTTCCTACGTGATAATCCCCTGTGTGTGATGTGCCAACAACAGGGACGGATAGAAGCCGCAACAGTCGTTGACCACATCGAGCCGCATCGACTCAAAGAAGCCTTGATGTCTGGCAACTTAGTCCAGATAGCCAAGGCTCAGAAACTATTCTGGAACAGAAAGAACTGGCAATCATTATGCACTCCACACCATAGCTCAACGAAGCAACGGCAAGAGAAGAGCGGTCGTGTAACGGGGTGTACCGATGATGGCATGCCGATTGACCCTAACTCACACTGGAACAAATGATAATGAATCCCATCACCTCAAATGAGAATGACTCTCAAAGGGGGGCGGGGTGAAAGTTCAGGGCTTTGATCTCCAAAGACCTATCATCGTCATTTCTGTGCACAACCGCGAATTGAAAACTTTTTTTTGGGAGGTTTTCCATGGCTGGACGCCGACCAAAACCGACCCACTTGAAGGTGGTCACCGGTAATCCGGGCAAGCGCCCACTGAATAAGAATGAACCTCAACCAGCCCGAGAAATTCCAAGCCCTCCCTCTCATTTAACTGACTGGGGTAAGGCGGCTTGGGGGCGGCTGACTTTACTGCTGGATCAGATGGGTGTGTTGACCGTTGCCGATACCATGGCGCTGGAACGCCTTTGTGATCTGTATGCGGAAATTTTACGGTTGCGCCAGCAGATTGATATCGAAGGTAACACCTACACAACCAAAACCCAGATGGGGGATTTTCTTATTAAAGGACATCCCGCCGTAGGGCAGCTTGCCGATGCGGATCGCCGCTTCAAAGGTTACTTAATTGAATTCGGCCTTACCCCAGCCGCGAGATCAAAGGTGAATGTTAATGGCGGAGAAAAAGAAGAAGACCCGCTCGCCCAGTTCTTCGGTTGACCCTGCAACACAATACGCAATGGATGTAACAGCAGGAACCATTCTTGCTGGCCCCGATATTCGTCACTCTTGCGCCCGGCATTTGCGTGATCTGGAGTTTGGCCCAGCAAGAGGGTTGGTGTGGGANATGGATGTGTATTCAGTGGAAAGATAGAGGCAGGGATTGGCCCCTCTCTAGCTTCTATCAAGGAGCTTCAGGATAACGTTGCTGCCATCATCACTAATGCCACTGATACTCGGCATCTGGTTGAGCAGGTTAACTATCAGCGTGAACAAGACTTTGCTGTTTTGTATAAGAATATTCGGGCATTAGAGGAAAGTATCAGCCGACTCAGCTCACGCGACTCATTCATCAGGTAACCCATGAAAGAGCCAAGGGTATACGGTAGCCGATGGGCTAAGGCTCGGGCCTCTTTCCTACGTGATAATCCCCTGTGTGTGATGTGCCAACAACAGGGACGGATAGAAGCCGCAACAGTCGTTGACCACATCGAGCCGCATCGACTCAAAGAAGCCTTGATGTCTGGCAACTTAGTCCAGATAGCCAAGGCTCAGAAACTATTCTGGAACAGAAAGAACTGGCAATCATTATGCACTCCACACCATAGCTCAACGAAGCAACGGCAAGAGAAGAGCGGTCGTGTAACGGGGTGTACCGATGATGGCATGCCGATTGACCCTAACTCACACTGGAACAAATGATAATGAATCCCATCACCTCAAATGAGAATGACTCTCAAAGGGGGGCGGGGTGAAAGTTCAGGGCTTTGATCTCCAAAGACCTATCATCGTCATTTCTGTGCACAACCGCGAATTGAAAACTTTTTTTTGGGAGGTTTTCCATGGCTGGACGCCGACCAAAACCGACCCACTTGAAGGTGGTCACCGGCAATCCGGGCAAGCGCCCACTGAACAAAAAAGAACCTCAGCCAGCCCGAGAAATTCCAAGCCCTCCCGCTCATTTAACTGACTGGGGCAAGGCGGCTTGGGGGCGTCTTACTTTACTGCTGGATCAGATGGGCGTGTTGACCGTTGCCGATACTATGGCGCTGGAACGCCTTTGTGATCTGTATGCGGAAATTCTACGGTTGCGCCAGCAGGTTCTTGATGAGGGCAACACCTACACGACCAAAACCCAAATGGGTGATTTCCTTATCAAAGGGCATCCCGCCGTAGGGCAGCTTGCCGATGCGGATCGCCGCTTCAAAGGTTACTTAATTGAATTCGGCCTTACCCCAGCCGCAAGATCAAAGGTGAATGTGAATGGCGGAGAAAAAGAAGAAGACCCGCTCGCCCAGTTCTTCGGTTGACCCTGCAACTCAATATGCGATGGATGTAACAGCGGGAATAATTCTTGCTGGCCCCGATATTCGTCACGCTTGCGCCCGACATTTGCGTGATCTGGAGTTGGGTCCCGCAAGAGGTTTGGTGTGGGATGTGGAGTCAGCGAGTAGAGCGATAGACTTTTTTGCAAGAGTCTTGAAATTGAATGGCGGTGAGCATGAGGGGAAACCCTTCATTTTGCTGTCGTGGCAATGCTTTGTAGTGGGTTCGATATTTGGTTGGAAATCCAGTGATGGCACCCGGCGCTTTCGCATGGTGTATGTCGAGTCTGGCAAGGGTTCGGGTAAATCACCTTTAGCGGGTGGTGTTGGCTTGTACTGCATGGTTGCCGATAAAGAGCCTCGCGCAGAGGTTTATGCAGCAGCGACCAAAAAAGACCAGGCCATGATCCTGTTTCGTGATGCTGTGGCGATGGTTAAGCAGTCACCAGCGTTATCTCAACGAATAGAGCCGTCAGGTGGGGCAGGGAAAGAGTGGAATCTCGCTTTTTTGCAAAACGGCTCATTCTTCCGGCCGATTAGTTCTGATGATGGACAATCAGGTCCACGTCCCCACTGTGCGCTAATTGACGAAGTGCACGAACACAAGAACAACACTGTCGTTGAAATGATGCGCGCGGGTACGAAAGGGCGGCGTCAGGCTCTGATATTCCTGATCACCAATAGCGGCCATGATAAGACCAGCGTTTGCTATGACTATCACGAATATGGCAGAAAAGTGGCTAACGGTGATTTGGAGGATGACAGCTTCTTTAGCTTCATTTGTTCACTGGATGAGGGTGACGATCCATTTAAAGACGAGTCTTGCTGGGGTAAAGCTAACCCCTCGCTGGGCCAGACCTTTGAACTTAAATACCTGCGCGAACAGGTTACCGCTGCCCGGGGGATGCCAGCCAAAGAAAGCATCGTGCGCCGCCTCAACTTTTGCGAATGGGTGGAATCAGCTACACCGTGGATCGGCGGTGATACCTGGATGGACTGTGAAGACGAATTCGATATTGAGGAACTGGCGGGAGAGGAATGCTATGGCGGACTCGATTTGTCAGGCTCCCGCGACTTAACTTCGCTGGCGCTGTTTTTCCCCAAGCATAACAAGTTGTTTGTCGAGTTCTGGACACCTAAAGATAGCCTGCTTGAGCGGGCCAAAACCGACCCACTTGAAGGTGGTCACCGGTAATCCGGGCAAGCGCCCACTGAATAAGAATGAACCTCAACCAGCCCGAGAAATTCCAAGCCCTCCCTCTCATTTAACTGACTGGGGTAAGGCGGCTTGGGGGCGGCTGACTTTACTGCTGGATCAGATGGGTGTGTTGACCGTTGCCGATACCATGGCGCTGGAACGCCTTTGTGATCTGTATGCGGAAATTTTACGGTTGCGCCAGCAGATTGATATCGAAGGTAACACCTACACAACCAAAACCCAGATGGGGGATTTTCTTATTAAAGGACATCCCGCCGTAGGGCAGCTTGCCGATGCGGATCGCCGCTTCAAAGGTTACTTAATTGAATTCGGCCTTACCCCAGCCGCAAGATCAAAGGTGAATGTGAATGGCGGAGAAAAAGAAGAAGACCCGCTCGCCCAGTTCTTCGGTTGACCCTGCAACACAATACGCAATGGATGTAACAGCAGGAACCATTCTTGCTGGCCCCGATATTCGTCACTCTTGCGCCCGGCATTTGCGTGATCTGGAGTTTGGCCCAGCAAGAGGGTTGGTGTGGGATGTGGAGTCAGCAAGTCGAGCGATAGACTTTTTCGCCAAAATATTGAAGTTGAACGGCGGAGAGCATGAGGGTAAACCCTTTATTTTGCTGTCCTGGCAATGCTTTGTTGTTGGTTCGATATTCGGTTGGAAATCCAGTGATGGCACCCGCCGCTTTCGCATGGTGTACGTTGAATCTGGTAAGGGTTCTGGAAAATCACCCTTGGCGGGCGGTGTCGGGTTGTACTGCATGGTTGCAGACAAAGAGCCTCGCGCAGAGGTCTATGCAGCGGCGACTAAAAAAGACCAGGCCATGATCCTGTTTCGTGATGCGGTAGCGATGGTTAAACAGTCACCAGCATTATCTCAACGAATAGAGCCGTCAGGTGGAGCAGGGAAAGAGTGGAATCTAGCTTTTTTGCAAAACGGCTCATTCTTCCGGCCGATTAGTTCTGATGATGGACAATCAGGTCCACGTCCCCACTGTGCGCTAATTGACGAAGTGCACGAACACAAGAACAACACCGTCGTTGAAATGATGCGCGCCGGGACAAAAGGGCGGCGTCAGGCTCTGATATTTCTGATCACCAACAGCGGCCATGATAAGACCAGCGTTTGCTATGACTATCACGAATATGGCAGAAAAGTGGCTAACGGTGATTTGGAAGATGACAGCTTCTTTAGTTTCATCTGTTCACTGGATGAGGGCGACGACCCATTTAAAGACGAATCTTGCTGGGGCAAAGCTAACCCCTCGCTGGGCCAGACCTTTGAACTTAAATACCTGCGCGAACAGGTTACCGCTGCCCGGGGGATGCCAGCCAAAGAAAGCATCGTGCGCCGCCTCAACTTTTGCGAATGGGTGGAATCAGCTACACCGTGGATCGGCGGTGATACCTGGATGGACTGTGAAGACGAATTCGATATTGAGGAACTGGCGGGAGAGGAATGCTATGGCGGACTCGATTTGTCAGGCTCCCGCGACTTAACTTCGCTGGCGCTGTTTTTCCCCAAGCATAACAAGTTGTTTGTCGAGTTCTGGACACCTAAAGATAGCCTGCTTGAGCGGGCCAAAACCGACCGAGTGCCTTACGACAAATGGCTAAAGGCTGGCTTTATCCACGCGCCACCGGGTAAGGCTGTGAACTATGGTTTTGTTGCCCACCGAATCGGTGAGCTAACAGCCATGTTTGATATCAAATGCATCGCTTTTGACCAATACCGCATCAAATACCTTGAGCCTGAACTGGAAAGCAACTCGGTCAGTGTCGTTTTGGTACCTCATGGGCAGGGCTATTACAAAGCGCAGGAATCCGGCTTATGGATGCCGCGCTCCATTGAACTGTTTGAGGAAAAACTCAATAACAAAGAGTTGGTTATCAAACGTAACCCTTGCCTGCGTTGGAATGCAGCCTCGGCAGTACTCGAGGCAGACCAGAAAGATAACCGTATCTTTGCCAAGAAGAAAAGCACCGGACGCATTGATGGTGTGGTTGCTTCTGCGATGGCAATCGGCGCTGCTGAAGATGCCGATATTGAGGAAGATGGCGATCTGGATGGTTTCTTTGATAACCCAATAATAGTAGGTATCTAATGGCACAAAATAAACATCCGGGGCGCGTTAAAAGTGCGCTCCTTAACTGGCTTGGTGTGCCAATTAGCCTCACTACTGGCACTTTCTTTCAGGAATGGTTTGGCACCAGCAGCAGCGGTAAGGTGGTCACGGCGGATAAAGTGATTCAGTTGGCCGCAGCCTGGGCATGTGTCCGGCTTATCAGTGAGTCAGTTTCGACTCTTCCTCTGAAATTGTATAAGCGGATGCCGGACGGTTCCCGAGGCACAGCAACCGATCACCCACTTTATCCGGTGCTATGCCGTAGCCCCAACTCAGAAATGACCCCCTCGCGCTTTATGTTGATGCTGGTGGCCAGTATCTGTTTGCGGGGCAATGCGTTCATAGAAAAGAGAATAATCGGTAATCGTGTTATCTCTCTTATTCCACTGCTGCCACAGAATATGGTGGTTAAGCGCCTGGACAGTGGGCAGCTCGAGTACACCTATACCGAGAACGGCAATAAGCGGGTTGTTCCGGTCAAAACCATGATGCACATCCGGGGGTTTGGTCTGGATGGTATATGTGGATTAATGCCAATGAGTACGGGCCGTGACGTATTCGGGGCTGCAATGGCGGTCGAAGAGTCAGCGGCGAAGATTTTTGAAAACGGTATGCAAAACTCGGGTTTTCTTTCCAGTAAAGCAGCACTGAAGGGTAATCAGCGAGAGGATTTACGTAAGAGTCTCTCTGCGTTCGCTGGCTCCAAAAATGCCGGTAAAGTCATGGTGCTGGAAGCGGATTTGACCTATCAAAGCGTGACCATGAATCCTGAAGCTGCCCAGATGTTGGAGAGCCGTTCGTTCAGCATCGAAGAGATCTGTCGCTGGTTCAGGGTGCCGCCATTTATGGTGGGCCATATGACCAAGCAAAGCAGCTGGGCTTCCAGCGTTGAGGGAATGAACCTCCTTTTCTTGAGCAACACCTTGCGCCCTTTGTTGGTCAATATTGAGCAGGAAATTGTCCGTTGCCTGTTGGCCGGTGATGAGGATTACTTTGCTGAATTCTCTGTTGAAGGTCTATTGCGTGCCGACAGTGCAGGACGTTCCGCTTACTACACCACTGCGCTGCAAAATGGCTGGATGAACCGCAACGATGTTCGCCGTCTTGAAAATCTGCCACCGATACCAGGCGGCGATATCTATACCGTGCAACTTAACCTTGTTGCACTTGAAGACCTTAAATCACATAACGCTGTTGTTAAAGCGAAAGCCATCACTGAGCTTCACGGATACCTGTTCCCTGACATCCCGCTCGAACAGTCACCGCTAAAACAAGCCGCTTAGGAGTAGAACCTAATGACAATTAAAAGCCTTCCGGCCGCGCCGGTGGGACGCCCGTGCGCAGGTGTTTCCTGTGAGGTTGCGCCAAGTGCGGTAGAGCGCTGGAACGGTGGGTTAAAAGCCGCTGCGACAGGCGAGAACAGCATTTCAATCTTTGACGTGATCGGGCAGGACTACTGGGGCGAGGGGGTCAGCACCAAACGCATTGCTGCCGCGTTGCGGTCGATGGGCGGCGAGGATGTGACAGTTAACATTAACTCGCCCGGTGGGGACATGTTCGAGGGATTGGCTATCTATAACCTGCTGCGCGAATACAGCGGCAAAGTCACGGTAAAAGTGTTGGGCATTGCCGCCTCAGCAGCTTCCATTATTGCCATGGCTGGTGATGAGATTCAGGTCGGGCGCGGGGCGTTTCTGATGATCCACAACTGTTGGATTGTGATGATGGGCAACCGCCACGATCTGGCGAAAGCCGCTATCGATATAGAGCCTTTTGATCGGGCCATGGGCGATATCTATTCAGCCAGAACTGGCCTGCCAGCGGCAGACATTGCCGCCATGATGGACAATGAAACCTACATTGCCGGCAGTGATGCCGTCGAAAAAGGCTTTGCCGATAGCCTGCTATCAGCTGATGAAATTGCCAATGACGACCAAAGCCCGTCAGCAGCCATCCGCAAACTTGACGCGCTGCTGGCAAAAGCCAATACCCCGCGCTCCGAGCGCCGAAAACTACTTAAAGCCTTAACCGACAGTATGCCGGGCGCTGCTGTCACCCCCTCCGGTACGCCGAGCGCTACCACCGAAATCAATACTGAAACTTTAGCTAGCTTCGAGTCTGCATTAAGCGGACTGAAAGCGGCGTGCCAATAATCTGGAGAATATATGTCTGATGTAAATGATGTACTGAAAAAGGTATCCGCAGCGCTGGAAGAGGCCACTGGCAAGTTTAACGCCAAGGCGGAAGAAGCGCTGACAGAGGCCAAGAACGCAGGTCAACTCTCAGCGTCGACGAAAGACGCGGTAGACAAAATGGCGGTAGAGTTTAACGCGCTGACCGCCGCAGAGAAAACCCTCAAAGTTGCCTTGGGCGAACTGGAGCAGCATGTTGCCCAGATGCCATTGAGTAATGCGATGCAGGTTGTTGAATCTGTTGGGCAACAAGTTGTATCAGCTGAGGCGTTAAAAGGTTTCGTCGCAAGCCTTGCAGGTAATCAGCGGATCAACATCCCCGTCAAGGCCGCGTTACTCTCTGTTGATGTACCGGGCCAAATTGTGGCACCCCACCGCCTGCCGGGTATTGATGTTGCGCCTAAGCAGCGCTTGTTTATCCGCGATCTGATTGCGCCGGGCCAAACCACCTCAAGCACGATTTATTGGGTTCAACAGACCGGATTCACCAATAATGCGCGAGTCGTCGCTGAAGGTACGCAAAAGCCCTACAGTAATATTGAGTTCGGTGAAAAAATCACCCCCGTTCGCACCATCGCTCACTTGTTCAAAGCATCAAAACAGATCCTTGATGACTTCGCACAACTGCAATCAACGGTCGATACTGAAATGCGTTTTGGCCTGAAGTACGCCGAAGAGCAAGAAATTCTGTTCGGTGACGGTACGGGCGTTCACCTTGACGGCATCATGCCGCAGGCGTCCGTGTTTGACCCCGCCTTTGTGGTGGCTGAACAGAACGGCATTGATGATCTGCGCCTGGCTATGTTGCAGTCTCAGCTGGCTCGCTTCTCTGCATCTGGTCACGTGCTGCACTTCATTGACTGGGCCAAGATTGAACTGACCAAAGATACCCTGGGCCGCTACATTCTGGCTAACCCGTCAGCGCTGACCACGCCTACCTTATGGGGCTTGCCAGTAGTGGCAACAGAGGCGGCAGCATTCTTAGGTAAGTTCCTGACCGGCGCATTTAACGCGGGCGCTCAGATTTTTGATCGCGAAGACGCCAATGTGGTGATCAGTACCGAGAACGCCGACGACTTCGAGAAAAACATGATCTCTATCCGTTGCGAAGAGCGTCTTGCACTGGCGGTGTATCGTCCTGAAGCCTTTGTTACAGGCGGTTTTTCTGTTCCAACCCCACCCATTGGCGGCTAGTCAATAACCCCTCACTGAGCGGCCTACGGGCCGCTTTATCAGAGATAACATCATGAAACTGATCGCACTAAAGCAGATTTACTTCGGCTATAGCGTACTGAATCAAGGTCAAGAGTTTGAGACAACCGAACCCCATGGCCGCGAATTACTGAAAAAAGGTTACGCAAAAACCCCGGAAGCATTACAACCTGCGGAGCAAACGGAGCAAACGGAGCAAACGGAGCAAACGGAACCACCGGAACCACCGGAACCACCGGAGCCAACGGAGCCAACGCCTGACTCCAATGCTGGTGGCAAGAAAAGCAAAGCTAAATAAGGTTCTACCATGATCGATATCCTCGTTGTTAAAGAGCATTGTCGGCTGGATTCTGATGCAGATGAAACCTTACTGAAGATATATATGCGGGCCGCCTGGCGATATGTTGAAAACTACACACGGCGGACGATTTTTGAAGATGCCGCAGATCCTGATTTTGGTGAAGACTCTCTTTTTCTTGATGATGACGTGTTGACAGCCATGCTGCTCTGTATTGGTCATTGGTATGAAAACAGGGAAGCAACTTCGACTATTGAATCATCAGAGGTTCCATTTGCAGTAACTTCACTGCTCCAGCCTTACCGCATCTATGGGGTATAGCTATGACTCAGCGTAGATTGACTGAAGTTACCGCCACTTACCGCACACCATCGATAGGTGAACTAAACAAACGCGCCCAGTTCCGCACCCGCGAAGATGTTCCCGGCAACGGGCATATGGGTGTTGATACCGTATATCACAATACCTTTGATACCTGGGCAAAGTTGTCTGCGATTGGTGATTCTGTCCGTATCGGTTCGGTGCAGATTGATGTCGCCATTACGCACCGCATTGTGATCCGCTACCGAGCGGGTGTCACTACCGATGATGAGGTGGTGATTGCGGGCATGGTTTACCGGGTTAAAGGCACCACCAATCTGAATGAGGCCAGCCGCTTTCTGGTTATCACTGCTGAAGAGCTGGGTACCGTGGAAGCTATCGGGGAGGGGCATTAATGGGTATTGAAAACTCAACCAGCGGTTTATACCTGCATGTCGATTTTGCTAAAGCGCCGGAGCTAACCTTTAACAAAGCGCGCGTCCGGCGGGCATTTGTCACCGTCGGGCAGAGTGTGTTGCGTGAATCGCGGCGCCTGGTGGCGCGGCGGGCGATATCGAAAGCCGGAGAAGCACCAGGCTACCGAACAGGGGCGCTGGCTAGATCCATTGGTTTTCGTGTGCCAACCGCGACCGCCAATCGCCCCGGCTTTCTGGTTCGCATCGCCCCCAACCAGAAAGGCGGTAAAGGCTCTCGCCCCATTACCGGGGATTTTTATCCGGCTTTTCTTGATTACGGCGTTCGCCGCAAGGCAAAACGTAATAAAAATCACCGTCGCGGCGGTTCCGGTGGCGATGGCTGGAAAATCAAACCGCGTAAAAACTTTATGGAGCAGGCGCTGCTAAATCGCCGTGCGTGGATTGAACGCGTGCTGTTTGAAGCACTGCAAAGCTCACTGAGGCCGGTTAAAAAATGAAACTCTCATTGATTATTAATGCGCTGCGATTGCGCTGCCCATCATTTGATGGACGAATATCCGGTGCTGCTGAATATGCGCCGCTTGCTGAAACGGCAAAAATGAAAATCCCCGCCGCCTGGGTCATTCCGCTGGCTGACAATGTCGGTGAACAAAAGTCACAAACCGACTACTGGCAGGATCTTACTGACGGTTTTGCGGTGATTGTGGTGCTGGATAACACCCCTGATCAGCGTGGGCAAAAAGCCGCCTTTGATGCGGTGGATGATATCCGCGCTGAGTTGTTTAAAGCGCTGTTGGGCTGGGAGCCTGAATCCTGCTATGACCCGATTCAGTATGATGGTGGCAACCTGCTGGATATGAACCGCGCTCACCTTTACTACCAGTATGACTTCTCAGCCATACGGGATATCACAGTGGAAGATACCCACCAGTGGGACGACCTGCAACAGCTTGCCGAGCTGGAGCGGATCATGGTGGATGTCGACTTTATCACCCCTGACGGCACCATTGAACACAAGTTAAACATTCCCCTTAGCGAGTAATCCCTTATGCATGTGATCCCCAAGCATGGCCGGTCAGTTCCTGACCCGGTCAGAG